GTAGTGTTAAGTAAAAAGGTTCAACGACTAGAAAGTGATCAACCCTGAAATAATCTTTCCACGAGCGCCCGACTCTCGTAACAACCACTTCTTAAGAAGATACCTAAGAATGTGCTTTAGCATAAGATCCTTATCTCGCGTAAAATGCAAGAGGGATGGTTTAGAAAAGCACAGAATTCTACCTAAATGTATGGGTGGAACTTACAACCCCGAAAACGTAGTTTTAACTACAAGAAGAGAACATACAGTTCTTCATTTAGTACTTCATAAAGCTTTCCCCACTAATATAAAACTCGCTGAATGCGCCTCCTTAATGAACGGATCCAAAGGGTCCAAGTTCTACAAGTCTCTGGAGTATTGTCAGAAAAACGAGGAAAAGTCAAAACGGATAGCTGAGTCTAACAGAAGAAGGGAAGTTTCTTGGGGTCATAAAATTTCCAGCTCCCTAAAAGGTAGAACCAAAGACAAGGAGCACAGAGGTAAGATAAGTAGCACTATGAAAGAAGTGTGGAAAAATAATCCCACAATGATTGACAAGTGCTCTCGTAAAAACTCTACCCATAGCGATGAGTCAAAGCGAAAAATTTCCTGTGCGATATCAAAACAAAGATGGTACTGGAAAATCGAAGGTACAGAAGTGATTAGAACTCGGTCAGAAAAACACCCCGGCGAGGGGTGGCAGCTGGGCCGTAATCCGAGATGATGATATAGTCTGAACTTTACAGAAATGTAGAGAAGTAAAGGATAAAGAGCCTTTACGATAACAAGTTGCTACAACAGACTTATGCAGGTGTGGATTAATTAGGGTCCCAACTTCCAAACAAAGTTGAAAATCGGGTGAATTGCTGGGATACCTTAGTTTTGCTTTTGCAAAACAGGCAATCAGCAGCCAAGGCCCCTAGGGATAGGGGCAAGGTTCAACGACTAGATTAAGTAGCCTAGAACAGGCGAACAATCCACGAGCGCCCGACTCTTTGCTCAAGCAAAGATGATGATATAGTCTGACCTGTATGGAAACATACAGAAGCAAAAGATAAAGAGCTTTTGCGATAACACTGGCCAATCCTCACAACACTCGCACAAGGCTTCATGCTCCCTTTGGTGTAGGGGAAAAGAAATTGGGTGAACTGCGGGAAAGCCTACTTTTGCTTAGCAAAAGGGTCAATCCGCAGCCAAGCTTCCGGTACACCGGAAGAAGGTTCAGAGACTACCTGGGGGATTTAGTTCCCTTAATAACAGGCTAGAGCGCCCAACGTTTTGTAAAGAAACGATAAGATAGTCCGACACTCTGTGTAAGCAGAGAGAACATATTGTCCACCAACATTGCGAATCGATAGGGTTCCACTCAGAGGTGACTCTGATTGAAAATCGGGTGAATTGCTGGGATACCTTAGTTTTGCTTTTGCAAAACAGGCAATCAGCAGCCAAGTTTACTTAGGGTCTCTACTAACTATAGTAGTGTTAAGTAAAAAGGTTCAACGACTAGAAAGTGATCAACCCTGAAATAATCTTTCCACGAGCGCCCGACTCTCCCTTACACTACCAACGGTACATAAAGTTTATCCTCTCCAGACCCCCAAGGAGTTTGACACGAGAACCCGGACACCACATTCACCATATAGTGCCCAAGTGCATGAAGGGTGGAAATGAAGATGGTAACCTAATCAAACTCACCTACAGAGAGCACTACCTGTCTCACTGCCTGCTGGCTCTAGCTTTCTCTTCCATAAAGAGGTTAGGCAAAGCTATAAACTCTTTCAAGGAGTCTTCGAAAAACTCCAGAGTGTACGAAACCTTAGCTCATCATAAACACTCGGACGAAACTAGGTTTAAAATTGGCAAATCCAATAAAGGAAAGGCCAGACCCAGGAAAGTTCCAATGTCTGATAAAGAAAGATCCGCTCGTGCAGAATTATGCAAGAACAGAGTGTGGAGTGCAGAATCAAGACAGAAACTTAAAGATAAGGCACTTAGTAAACCAACTATACAATTCGCCTTGCAAGCCGCTAATAGACCCGACCGGGATCGAACAGGCATTAAAAACCCTCGGGCTAATGTCGAAGTTTGGTCTAATTTAGGTTTATTGCATGAAGTTTGGGTTTCTAACGAGAAGTGTGGGGCCAGGAAGCTGTTCCGGCTAACCGGTCTAGGTAATACTTGGCAGTCTCTGCGAACCGTTGTTAAAAAGTTTAAGGAAGATGATGATATAGTCTGATCTTTGCAGAAATGCGAAGAAGTGAAGGATAAAGAGCCTTCACGGTAACAAGTGTTTATCGCACCGGTTGTGGACACCCCTACCCGCGCTGGGAGAATTCTCAGATTTGGGAAGGAGCAGTTTGCTATAAACGATTTCCGTCGTGCTTACGGAACTAACATCCCATACGTCCAAAGCCGCTACGACTCTGAGCCTTATGCTCTAGAGCAGGAAGTGGTCGCCTGGGAATTGCCTGAAGAGGTAATTGAAAATGCCGGGGAAGGGCCCGCGCAGGTGGATTATTTTTTACGTGCAATTTCGATCGCAGCGTAGGTCCACTATAAATTGGGTGAATTGCTGGAACCCCCGTGTGGGAAATCAGCAGCCAAGGCCCCTAGGGATAGGGGCAAGGTTCAACGACTAACAGCATACCACTAGAACAGTGATGAAGCTGACACGAGCGCCCGATGTTTTGTAAAGTGAACACTAAGTTCACCCCACAGAACAATGATATAGTCTGAACATTGCCGACAACAAGGTAATGAATCAGCGGATAAAGAGCCGCTGAGTTAACAAATTGCTTCGCGCAATCGAAACCAGGAATGCAATGTCCAGATTGATGAACAGCTACGAGTACACCGTTGCTCAAGCTGTTTCCGTCACCGCGACTTACAACCCTTACGAGCCCTATAACGGAACCGCAGGTTCCCAGACCGGACTCGGTTTCACAACCTGGACAAACTTCAAGACAGCTTACGGCTCCGTTGCTGGAGACGCCGCCTGGTCTGGTGCTACTTCTAACCCAATTGAAGACATCCTCACCCTCAAGCGTGCAGTCGCCAACCAAATCGGTATCCGTCCAAACTCCGCAGTCGTCGGTTCTTCCGTGTTTGACCTCTTGCTGACCAACGAGAAGATCCTTGATCGTACCAAGTACACATCTGCAGACAGCGTCGACACTGACGTCATTGCTCGCTACTTCGGTCTTGAGCGTGGCCTACGTGTTGCCGAAGGTCGTTACTTAGCGCAAGATGGAACCCTACAGCCGGTATTCCCAGCTAACGGTATCCTTCTGTTCTACAGCCCTAACGGTCCTTCTGATTCCATCATGCCTGCTGGTGGTGCGAATGCTGCGACTCCTGCCTTCTCTTACACGTATGCTAACAACATCGTTTCTTTTAAACGAGCTGAATGCGTGGTTTGATGGTAACATCAAATTACTCGCCTGATCCGCGAGTCAATGGGGTGAATTGCTGGGAAGCCTACGGCTTCAAACGAGAGTTTGAAACTATGGTAATCAGCAGCGAAGCGTTTTCGGGAGAAAACGAACGTTCAACGACTAACAGCATACCACTAGAACAGTGATGAAGCTGACAAGAGTGCCCCACTCCCTAAACCCTCAAAGTTAAAGGGAAGAAGATATAGTCTGATCTTCACAGAAATGTGAAGAAATAAGGGATAAAGAGCCCTTATGATAACACAAATGATCAGCTCACAGGCACCCCCGCCGTCCGTCCCGAATACTACATTCGTGAACGCCGCGTTGTTCGTGCTGAAATCACAATTGAACGTGTGGTTAACCTAGTTGGCCTCGGCGCAACTGGTCTTATCGGTTCTGGCGCTATGATCACCAACATCCTATCCTGATAAGGGAAGGTACTAAGGAGGTGACCCAATGGCAATTCTCAGACCGATTACAAAGTCTCAGTACGAAGTTAGCTTCGTAGCTCCTGACGGACCCACACTAATCGCCACGTTTACAAAATTCAGCGGAATCAAGGATTCCTCAAGTAGCAGTGACTACGCCAATGGTACTGGTAACCGTATTTACAAAGTTGTAGGCCCCAAAAAGGTAGACAACATCTCCCTTTCTGCTCCGTACGATCCCACGATCTTCAAGCAGTTGGAAATTTACTGGTTGCAGTATAATTGCAGAGAAATCACAGTTACAGTCACTCCGAAAGACTGTGTTGGAAACGGATCAGCACCCGCTGGCGGCCAATACACTTGCTACGGATGTCAGTTCATGTCTCTTAATACCGCCGATGTTGACCGTGAAAGCGGCAATGTTCAGGAAATTGAGATTCAACTAACCGTGAACTCTTGGGACCGAACCTGATTCACAACTCGAAAAGCCCCCTAACCGGGGCTTTTTTGTGCCTACAAGAGGGTAAAACCTCTGTAAGAACGAACCTTAAGAAGAAATGGCCAAAACTCTGTTTTCAAGTGGCGTTGTCGTAACAAGCGAGTGGCTAAATGGTGCAAGGAACATTGTCTTTGACGGCCAAGACCTTGACTGGCACTACGACCCCTTGGGTCTCGACGACC